AAGACGCAAATTATAGAACTCTCCAGAAACGAAATCTACGAGCGATGTGTCTCTGATGTTTTTGATAAAAACATTCTGAATTCTGAGTGGTTCAACACAGTCCCTGGGCAGCCTGATGACGCAGCACGTCAAGGCTCTGACAACCGCAAAGGCCTTGATCCGCCTCCGCCGGACGAAGATACCCCATTTCGTTTTTATGAACAGCATCGTTATCTTGACCTCGACAAGGATGGTTATCAAGAACCCTACATCTGCACTATCGAGGCTCAGACCAAAAAGGTTGTTCGCCTAACCGCCCGCTTCGAGCGTGACGAGGACGTTGATTGGACCGACATGCCTGGCACTACCAAGCGAGTTCGGTCAATCAAACCTACTGAATACTACACCAAATATGGATTTATTCCTTCACCTGACGGGAGTATCTATGACGTCGGCTTCGGTACCCTCATTGGGCCGCTCAACGAAGCGGTTAACAGCGGCATTAATCAACTCATCGACTCAGGTACTCAATATAACTCTAACGGAGGCTTCCTCGGCCGTGGTGTTAAAGTACGTGGAGGCGTTTATACGCAAGCGCCTTGGACCTGGAAAAGAGTTGACTGTACAGGTGACGACTTACGCAAAGGAGTCTTCCCGTTCCCGATCCGGGAGCCCTCGACAGTTATGTTTCAACTCCTCGGACTGCTTATCGAATACACCGACCGGCTCGCCGGCACAGTTGACCAGCAAGTCGGTGTAGCGCCGGGGCAGAACACTCCGGCTGAAACCTCGCGCAATACCATGGAAGCGGGAATGAATGCCTACAAGGGCATTTTCAAACGCGTCTGGCGGTCGATGAAAGAGGAGTTTAAGAAAAAGCATATTTTGAATTCTCTGTTTTTGCCGACACGTCAGCGCTTTGGAAACGAAGCAGCCTTTATTTTTCAGGAAGATTATCGCTCCGATCCTGAATTGGTTGTGCCGGCGGCTGATCCGAACTTGGTCAGCGACTCCCAGCGCCTTCAGCAGGCCACTGCCATGCTTGAAGCTTCTCATACTGTTCCAGGTTTTTCGATTGAAGAGTGTGTGCGGAATTGGCTTCGCGCCTTGCGCGTTGATTCGATCGACAAGTACTACCCCGGTCCAGACAAGGTCCCACCCCTGCCCAACCCCAAAATGATGGTCGAGCAGGCAAAGATTCAAATCGAACAGATGAAACTTCAGTCTCGCAAATGGGAAGTCACTATACAACTTCAGGCCGCCCAACAAAAAACCCAGGCCGAAATTGTCAAGCTCTATGCAGAGATTAGCAAGCTTTTGGCTGAGACCCAGACCGAAAAGGTTAAAGCTAAGGTTGAAGCCTTCTCTGCAATGGTTGATGCGTTTAAGACTCATAGTGAAATGATGTCTCAGCAAATTGAAGTCTTGAGAGGTGAGTCTACAGGAGATGAAAATGGAGGAGCCGCTGGAGGAAGTAAACCTGGCGATGTGGGAGCTTTGGCTAATCCACCCGGTAACACGGGCGGTGCTGCGGGGGTTCCTGCCCAGGTCAATGGAATCACTCAAGGATCAATGGGCGGGTAAAGCATTCATGGCACCAACACAAGAGGAAACCATGCAATACAATGCCGCTGCCTTGGGTGAGTATACTGCGTATGAGCGTTTGAAAAACTTAGAGTTTGATCAATTCTATGAGGTAATGAAAGATGATTAACAAGTCAGGTCTGCATCCACAGGGCGTGGCTGTGTTGACCGAACCGTATGAGCCTGAAGTGAAGATTTGGAGCGACACCTTGGTGATCCCAGACTCTGTGAGGGAGAGCCTCTCGGTCCTTGAGAACCGCGTTGTTGTGGTTGAAGTCGGTCCCTTTGCCTGGAACGACGAGCCAAAACCGCGTGCGAAGCCTGGGGATGTTGTCCTCATCACCAAGCACGCGGGGAACGTAGCTACTGGAGCAGATGGGAAGATGTACCGTATGGTGAACTGTAGAGAGATTTACTGCACCATTGACGCAAAGCTGTTTGAAGCCACGCGTAAGGAGAAGGCGGCATGAGCACAGAAGAAACTGAAGCCCGCGCCTCCACTATGGGCTGGCTGCCGAAGGAAAAGTTCCTTGAACGCGGCGGCTCGGAGGATCGGTGGACCGATGCGGAGGCTTACATTAGGCGAGGCGAAGAAATCCTCCCCCTTCTCCAAGCTAACAACAAGCAGCTATCTGACCGCGCTGTCAAAGCCGATGCGACGATTGCAGAGCTGCAGCAGCAACTGAGTGAAACTCGGGATGTGGTTGAGTCGCTCAAAGCCTTTAATTCAAAGTTCAACCAGGATCAAGTCAAAGACAAGAAGAAAGAGCTTTTAACGCAACTGGCTGATGCGAAGAAGGAAGGCGATATTGATCGGGAAGTGATGTTGACCGATCAGTTGAGCGAGGTTAACGCTTCGCTCAAGGAAGCAGCCAAGACGCCGACGGAGACTAAACCTGCGCCGGCCGCGGGTCCGCAGCTTACTCCCGCAGCCAAGGAGTGGATGGCAAACAATCCCTGGTTCGGGACCGACAAGCGTAAGACTGGTTTGGCCCACGGTATTTCAGCGGAGTTCCAGGACAAAGGCGGCGTGTTGGGTACCCAAGCACACTTCGACTACGTTGACGTTGAGCTGTCAAAGGCTGCTGATGGCAACGCTGAACGGAGAGAGCGTGGCGGCAAGACTGAAGGCGTGACCACCTCTGGAGGCAACTCGGGCGGCAACGCCTCGCGCGGTAAATCCTTTGCTGACTTGCCTGTAGAGGCCCAAAAAGCCTGCCATGACGCAGCTGACCGTCTTGTTGGTTCAAAGGCCAAATACAAGACGCTTGCTGAGTGGCAGAAGCGTTATGTCGAAATTTACTTTGGAAGCTAATCTATCATGACTACCAATGCGTCTGAAATGTTGACTCCCAACAACCCTGCCAATTCGGATGTAGAGCCCAAAGGCAATCGAAGGTCTCGTATCCCAATGTCGGTGCCCTTTCGGAAGCTTGAGGCCCCTGAGATCCCGGGCTATCATACGCATTGGGCTCGTGAATCAGACCTTCCGAGGTTTATCCAAGCTTGGTACGAATTCGTTGAGCCGAGCGACGTACCAGGGTCTTTGGTGTTGAACCAGAAAAATCCGTCGGTAGATACTGCGCTAAGCGGTAATACCGATTTGGGCAATCGTATCAGTGTAGCCGCCGGTCGCGGCGAGCATGGACCCGAGCGCCTATATCTTATGAAGCTAAAAGAAGAACTCTGGCTCGAAGACCGAGCACAGATTGACGGCCGCAATGCTACGCTATTAGGCCAAATTTTCCGAGGTGAGAAGATCTTAGATAAAGACCAGGTTAGCCCTGATATTGAAAAGCACCGCTATGTGAGAGAAGGTACAGCAATGCACCTCCCAGCGTTGTTCAATCGTAAACGGGCCAAGCAATAATCCCTTCAACCTTCTGGAGAACTCATGGCTAACACTGTAACCAATCAGAACAAGCCGTCTGGACTGACTCCAGTTCGCTACCTTAACGGCGCGGATTGGACAGGACAGTCGAACATTTACTTCGTTCCCTACACGGATACCAATGCTTACTGGCCCGGCGATCTTGTCGCCCCGCTGGCAGGCGCGGATCAGTGGTCAGGGCTTCAAACTTGTACCCTTGCAACCACGTCGAGTGCTCTCTGCCTTGGTGTTGTAATCGGTATAGGCGCAACTGGAAGCGAGACACAATCCCGCCGAGGTGGCCCCTTCATCGACCCGACGAACTTGAATATCGTAAATGCCCCTGCGACTAAGACGCAGAACTACTTTCTTCAGGTCGTGGATGATCCGAATGTGCTCTATGAGATTCAAGAAACTGGCGCGGGAACTACGGCGGCAACGTCGCTTACCTACACTGCGACCTCGTCGCTGGCGTCGTTCGTCTATGGCGCACCGGCTGCAGGGGTCAATGTCTCTGGCACTACGCTCGACAACGGTGTTTCCAGCGGTCATACACCCGAACTCGGAACCACAGTCACTAACGGCTATTTCCTTCGCATGATGGGGTTGGCACAGAAAATCGACCCTCAGACCGCACAGTACAATACATACGGTCTTTATGCGAAGTGGATTGTCAAACTTAACAACCATGTGTACGGTGTTGCTACCGGCACAGGGTACTAGGAGAACTCTATGGCCGGTGGTGTAATCTCAACAGCCTCTCATCCTAAAGCTGTGTGGCCAGGCGTCTACGACTGGTGGGGCATGAAGTATGCGGAGCATCAGGAAGAGTATTCTGATCTTTACGAGGTCGTGACTTCGAAGCAAGCTTATGAGGAGGAAGTCCAGTCAACGGGCTTCGGCCTCGGCGTGGTCAAGCCAGAAGGTGGCCCTCTCAGCTACGACTATGAAATCCAAGGTCCGGTGCAGCGTTATGTGCACTTGACCTACGGGTTGGGGTATAAAGTCACTCTGGAAGAACTCCAGGATGATCTCTATCCTAAAGTGTCTTATGGTCGCAGTGAGTCTAATGCCTTCTCGATTCGACAGACGATTGAGAACCTCGGTGTGGCGATGTACAACGATGCCTTTACCGGCAACGTTTTTCAGTTCGCTACAGGACAGGCACTCTGCACAACGGCGCAGCCCAATACCACGGGCGGCACCTTTGCGAATGCGCTGAGCCCTGGAGCCGATCTTACTGAGGCTTCGCTCGAAGATATGTGCATTTTGGCAATGGGATTGCCAAATGACCGTGGTCTGCTCGTGTCGATCATGCCAATGTCTCTGCATATTGCTCGTCAGGAGTTCTTCAACGCGCATCGCATCATGAAGTCGGTGGACCAATCCGGCAATGCGAATAACGATCCGAACATTCTGCGTCAGATCAATGCGTTCCCTGGCGGGATCAAGATGAACCATTATCTGACTGCACCTCATGCTTGGTTCGTGAGAACTAACTGCAAGAACGGTCCGAAGTGGTTTTGGAGAATGAAGCCAGAGTTTGGTCAAGACAACGACTTTGATACTAAAAATGCCAAGGCTGCAACGATCTTCAGAGCTTCGGCAGGCTGTACCGATCCACGTTCGGTACTGGGTTCAAATGGTCCGTAAGCCCGCTTAGGGCAATTTGGGGCGCCTATAATCACTCGGTTATAGGCGCCTGTTTCAACACAGGAGTTTTCTATCATGGCAAATCAGAACAGTCAGGTACCAGCAAGATTTCCCCAAGGTGTTTCGACAGACTGGCCTTATGGGCCGCTGGCGAACTATGGTATGCCGGACCCTTTTACTTACCATACCGTTTACGATGACTTTGACGATTTGTTGAGTGCTAGTGCAAAGTGGCTAGTCTACGGGGCGAACGGCGGAACGGTAGCTTCAAGCGACGCACTCACCGGCGGAAACGGGGAAGGCGGCCAG